GTAATCATTTAGGGTTTCAACCCCCCTGCTCGCTACGGCACAGGGGGGCTTTCCTTTTAAGTCAAGGGGTACTTTACAAGTAGGATAGTAGTAACGGATGTGAGTCAGCTCTGCCGGGATTTAGCTGAGCGTAAGCGCCGCTAGTAATTGTAAATAACTACTAATAGGAGACTATAAATGTCTGAGTTCATCAAGACTCAGCAAGAACTCCGCGCAAACCTTGTACGCCAGATTCAGGACACCATTGAATCTGCCGAGGAGCGTGGTGGTCTGGATGCTGAGGCTACTGAGAAGATTGACAGAATTGAGGCTGACATCCGCAAGGCGGACGAGGCTATTTCTGTCGCACAGCGTAACGAAGAGCGCATGGCAGAGGCTAGCCTCGCCGCACGCGGTTTCGTGCCTGCAACTGAGGTTCGTGGAGATGACGAGATTCTTCGCCAGATTGCATCTGGTGAGGTTCGCTCCCACAGCTTCGAGAAGCGTACCCTAGTTAGCTCGAACGACACCGTTCCACAGAGCTTCTACGATGAGGTATTCGCCGTTGCTCGTCTAGCAGGCCCAATGCTGGATGTATCACAGGTAATCAACACCTCTACTGGTGAGAACCTAACCATCCCAACCCTAACTGGTTACTCAACTGCAACCATCAAGGCACAGGGAAGCGCAATCGCAGAGTCCGAGCCAACCTTCAGCTCAATCACTCTTGGCGCTCACAAGTACTCATTCCTCGTACCAATCAGCAACGAGCTACTCAACGATGCAGGATTCAACATCTCTGCAACCATCGCTGAGCAGGCTGGTAACGCAATTGGTTACGGTGTCAACACTGGTCTAACCACTGGTACTGGAACCGTAGAGCCAACTGGTGTAGTAACCGCTGCTGGTTCGGGAACAACTGGTGGCACTGGCGTTGCTGGTGCGTTCACCGCTGACAACCTGATTGACCTTCAGTACTCCCTAGACGGCGCAGCTCGCCGCCTACCGGGTGTTGCTTACATGGCTGCTGGTACAACCATCGGTGCAATGAGAAAGCTCAAGGACGATGCAGGCAACTACCTGTACACCGTCAATGTTGGCGCTCCTGACAACTTCGCTGGCTACAGCGTTGTGGAGAACCCAGCTATGGCTGCTGTTGCAACTGGTGCTAAGTCAGTACTGTTCGGTCACCTGCCAAGCTTCAAGGCTCGTGTCGCAGGCGGTATCCAGATTGCTCAGTCCTCGGACTACGCTTTCAACACTGACAGTACCGTATTCCGCGTAACCATGCGCGTTGACGGAAACCTGACCCACGCTGGTCACATCAAGTACTTCAAGGGCGCTGCTTCCTAGTCCTTGAACTAAGCTGAACCCCCCGGTGTTTTGTAGGTTGCATCGGGGGGTTCTTCTATGTAGGCTGAAGGTATGGCAACCTACAAGAAATACACTGGCACAGTCTCGGTCTGGTCAAATTCTTACGATGCTCCCACAGGTTATGGGCAGCAGGTCAAGTATCTGATTGACCGATTGAAAAGAAGCGGCATTGATACCGCGAACATCTCTAACTATGGTTTAGAGGGAACTAAAAGCAACATCAAAACGCCTCATGGCAAAGTACCGCATTATGCTCGTGGCTTTGAGCCATACAGTAATGACACAGCACCAGCAGACCACAAGGCTTGGACAGCGCTAAACCCTGACCAGAAGAGCCTCTTTCTAACCCTTTACGATGTCTGGGTCATGAACAACCCTGTTTATGATGAATTTTCTATAGCCAGCTGGACACCACTTGACCATGTAACCATGCCCCCAAATGTAGAGAAGTGGTTGCGTAAGCCAAATGTAACCCCTATCGCTATGTCACCATTCGGTCAGAGACAAATGCAGGGAAAAGACATAGAGTGCGAATACATTCCCCACAGCATTGAAACAAAGATTTACAAGCCGACTTTTGACCTCCCTAATGGTCAAAACATCTATGACTACATGGAAAGCAATGACAAGTTTGTGGTAGGAATGGTCGCGGCAAACAAAGCCTCCGGGCTTCTACACCGCAAGGCTTTCAGCGAGAACATCCTTGCCTTTAGCTTGTTCTACAAGAAGCACCCCGATTCAATGCTTTACATACACACAGACCCGATTTCACCGAGGTTGGGCTGGAATCTTCCTGAGCTTGTCAAAGCATGTGGGTTACCTATGGACGCAGTAGCTTTCCCAAATCCCTACGAATACCGCTATGGCATCCCGCGTGAGCAGCTTGCTGCTTTCTATACGGGCATGGATGTCATGCTTGCGCCTAGCTATGGCGAAGGATTCGGTGTACCTACTATCGAGGCTCAGGCCTGCGGCACACCTGTAATCGGCTCTAACTGGGCCGCTACACAAGACCTAGTTAGCGAAGACGGCTGGCTTATAGACGGACAACCACAATGGGACAACTCACAATTAGCATGGTGGCAGATACCCAGCGTGCCATCTATTGTCAAGTCGTTGGAGATGGCTTATGAGCGCGGTAGGAGCCGCTCTGAGAAGTCAATGGAGTTTGCCAAGCAGTTTGATGTAGAAACCGTCTGGCAAGAGTACTGGCAGCCGTATCTGGACAAGGTGTTCGGTTGATACCTGTTCTTGGCTTTGCAACGCTGACCCGCTTTGATTTAGCACAGCGGTTACTTGACAGCATTGATTACCCTGTTGAGAAGGTTGTGATAGTTGATAACTCAGGAAAGAAAGCATGGATACCTGAGGTCAATGAGTATGTGAAAGAGCTTTGGACTATTCGTTTGCCGCATGGCCTCGGAGCTAATGGGGCTTGGAATCTGATTATCAAATCTACGCCGTTTGCGCCTTACTGGGTGATACCAAACGATGACAGCTACTTTGAGCCGGGTGCGCTAAAGAAAATAGCCGAGGAAGTAGATACAGAAGCTTTCAACTTTGTTGATGTACACCCGCAGTGGAGCTGTGTCGTACCGGGTGAGGGAGCTATCCTGAAGGCAGGTCTATGGGACGAAGCGTTTCACCCTATCTACTTTGACGATGACGAATACGAGTGGCGGATGAATAAGCTAGGAGTAAAGTTCAACAGAATCGAAGCATTAGTTCATCACAACAATTCATCAACCCTGAAAGAAGGCTACGGTGAGCGCAATCGCCTTACTTTTGCTGCAAATCAATCTTTATTTACAAATAAGAAGGTCGCAGAAGACACAAGAGAAATCGGCTGGTCATTAGCTGTCAGGAGAAAGAATAGATGGGATTGAAAGTCTATACAGGTGGCACATTTGACCTTTTTCACGCTGGACATGTGAACTTCCTGAAACGATGCTCAGAGATAGGCTCAGTAACAGTCAGCTTGAACACAGACGAGTTTATACACCTATATAAAGGTAAATACCCTTGGATGTCTTATAGTGAGCGTAAGGCCGTCCTAGAGTCTTGCAGATGGGTTGATGAGGTAGTGCCTAACAAGTGGGGAAAAGACTCAAGACCCACAATCCTAGATGTGCAGCCAGACATTGTTGCTATCGGTAGCGACTGGGCGCGTAAGGACTATTACAAGCAGATGATGTTTGACCAAGACTGGCTAGACCAGAATCACATCATGCTTTTATACATCCCCTACACAGACGGCATCAGCACTACTGAATTGAAAGAACGCGCTCGCGATAGAATAGGGGAATAAGGAGTTTTTATGGCAATCACCAATGGCTACTGCTCTCTAGCCGAAATAAAGGCAGCGCTTAGAATCACTGATTCGGTTGATGACACTCTGCTGGAACTGAGCGTGAGCGCAGCTTCTCGCCAGATTGACGGTTACTGCGAGCGTGTTTTCTACCCAACAACCGCAACTCGAATCTTTACCCCTCAATCAGCTCAGCTCTGTGAGATTGATGACCTTATCTCCCTGACAAGCCTCAAGACCTCTTCAGATGGCGATGGGGCCTTTGATGTGACATGGACATCAACCGACTACCAGCTAGAGCCTCTGAACTCAATGGGCAGCGGGCTATCTACGCCTTACACCCGCATCCGCGCAGTAGGTGACTACCTGTTCCCAGAGTTCCCGAACTATGGCATCAGCCACGAGGCCAGCGTGCAAGTGACAGGTTCGTTTGGATACTCGGCAACTACACCGGATGCAATCAAGCAAGCCTGCATCATCTCGGCAATGCGCCAGTTCAAGCGCTATGACTCACCTCTTGGAGTGGCAGGATTCGGTGACATTGGAGTTATGCGAGTAAGCAGGGTTGACCCCGATGTTGCTGCTTTGCTAGAGCCTTATGTCAAGCTAAAGGTTGCCTAATGGCAGACATTACAGCTATGCGAAATGCGATAGCTACTAACTTAGCTACCATCAGTGGGTTGCGTACCGCGGCAGAGATTCCCGACAATCCCTCACCGCCAATCGCTGTTGTTGCCCTTGAGAACATTGACTACGACCAAGCCTTCAAGAACGCTTTAGTCGTGTATAACTTCAATGTAATGGTTATTGTCGGGCGTGCTGCTGAGCGAGAAGCACAGCGCCGATTGAATACTTACTGCGCTTCTGATGGTGTCAAAAGTGCGGTAGAATCGGATAAGAGCTTGAGCGGAACTGCCTACGACTGTAGAGTTACAGGTGTTACGAGCATTGGCTCTCTACAACTGAATGACCAAACATATCTGGCTGCCGATTTTCAGGTAGCCGTTTATGCGAACTAGGAGAATAAATTGGCGAAATATGTTATTCAAGGTACATCCGTTACCTTCAATGGCTCGGACATCAGCAGCTCTGTTGCTCGTGCTGAGCTTGTAATCAACGCAGCTGAGGTTGACACCACTGACTTTGGCTCAAACGGCTGGACTGAGGTAGTTGGTGGCCTAAAGAGCGGTTCTGTATCGCTTGACTTCCACAACGACTTTGGTGCAGGCGGAGTTTCCGCTCTTATGCAGGACTTGGTTGGAACCATCGGCACTGTAACTATCATTGCTGCTAACGGAACCGCCGCTTCTGCAACGACCCCTGAGTACACCGCAGAGGTACTGGTTAACAGCTTCACCCCTATTGCTGGTGCTGTTGGTGACCTATCAACCTTCTCGGTTACCTTCCCAACAAGCGGCGAAGTTTCTTACGCAACCGCATAAGGATAAATAAATGAGAATCAACCTACAAATTCAGTTCGAAGATGGTACTTCGAAGGAGATAACTGCAAACGCTGCTGACCTCGTTGCTTTCGAGGAAAAGTTCAATGTTTCAGTTGCCCGACTTGGAGACGAAAGTAAGCTGAGCCACTTGCTCTACCTTGCTTGGCACTCTGAGAAGCGCACCAAGGGAACAGATAAAGGCTACGAAGACTGGCTTTCAACTGTTGCCGGAGTTGGAGACTCCGAAAAAGACCCAAAATAAGGGGTCTGGGAGATTCTTCAGCTCACTGGTACATCGCAGGCCTAGCCTGTGAAACCGGGATTTCTCCTAGAGAGCTAATGGAGCTGGATGACCGCATGCTGTGGACTATGTACCGCTGGCTAGTGGCTAAAAACCAGCCAAAGTCGTAAGAGGCCGCTCCTTCGGGGGCGGCTTCTTATTACGCTAAACTTGTAGATGACAGGCGGTGCTAATGGACGAGTTTCCTTCTTATAAGGTAATCACTTACCGAACCACAAGCGCTGCTAACAGGGGATACAGCAGCAGAGCTGTTCAGAGGGGTGAGCAGGCTGTTGTAGAAATTACAGACTTGCAAAAAGTATTGACAGAGCTATCTAAAATCAATGATGAAACTCGCAAGCAATTCAGAAGGCGCTTTCGAGAAATTGGTAGCGAAGTACAGGATGAAATCAAGAGCGGCATACGCGCAAATCGTCTTGGAAGAGAAGGCAGCATGCGCGGATTCAGAAAAGGGCCAGTCCCGGGTCGTTTGACATGGGGAACAGGCAAGCCTGCCACATCAGCCATTATCAGCATGCCGCGTATCTCAACACGCAAACAAGGAATGGCAATCAGCAAGATTACAGTCGGCTCGCCAGCTACAGTCATTGCTGACATGGCGGGTAAATCAAACCGCAAGACGGCCTCAGAGCCACGCACAAGGATTTATCCTTACTCACGCTCAAAGTCAGGCACGAGGTCGCACAAGATTAGCAAGGTGGGAAGCCGCAAGTTTATTCAAAACCTAGATACCACGATAGGCAACAGAGCATCGCGTATCGTCTATCCTTCAGCAGAGAAGGCGCTGCCTGCCGCACGCGCCGAAATGAGCCGCACACTTGACTACATGATTACTCAGGTCAACAGAGGACTGAGAGAGGCTAACTAATGGCAAAGCAGCCAATTGTTGTAACACTCCTAGCTGGCTTCAAGGGAGATGGTCTAAAGCAGGCCCAGAAGCAGCTACAGGGGCTTGGCGATACGGTCAACAGACTTAGCACTACAGCCCTCAAGGCTGGTGCTGGCCTTGCGCTTGCTAAAGGTTGGCAGACATTCACCTCGGTTACTGCCGATGCTGTTACTCAAGCTCGTGACCTAGAAAGAAACCTTGCTGCTGTTGACACAGTATTCGGTGGTCTTGCTCCGAAAATCAACGAGTTCAGTGCTGGCGCTTACCAAATGGGTCTTTCGCAGGCTGAAGCTGCCAAGGCTTCGGTCTTCCTCGGTTCGGTTCTAAAGCAGTCTGGATTCAGTATTGATGAGACTGCCGAGCAGACAGAAAGACTTGTGACCCTTGGTGCTGACCTAGCCCTTACTTACGGCTACGATGTGCAAGAAGCCCTCTTGGGTATGACCGCCCTCTTCCGAGGCGAGTACGACCCAATCGAGAAGTTCGGTGTTGCTATGAAGCAATCCGAAATCAACGCAGAGCTTGCCGCTCAGGGCTTGAACCATCTTGAGGGTGCAGAGCGTCGTCTAGCTGAGCAGCAGATTCGTCTCAACTTGCTCTTTGAGCGAGCCACAGATGCACAGGGAGCCTTCCAGCGCCAATCAGGAACTCTTGCTGTAGAGCAGGAAAGACTGCAAGCATCCATAAACAACATGCTGCAAACAGCAGGTACTCCGCTTCTTGGTGTCATCGCTGAACTAGCAGAGCAACTTGTCCCAGTTGTCGAAGACCTGACCCCGACTCTGGTTACTGTATTTGAAGACCTAGCGGTAAAGACCAAAGACCTTCTCTCTGACACCGATGGACTTAAAGAGGCTGTCATGGAGACGGCTACTGCAATGGCTGAGGTTATCAAGGCCGCCAGCTCTATGGCTTTGTTTATTGGGCAAAATGCTGTTGCAATTACTCGCATGGTCGCAGCTTTCATTGCTTTCAAAGCAGCTAGCAAGGCAACCTATGTGGCTGCCGCTGCCATGGAAATTTTCAAGGCTGCTACAGTTAGAGCAACCGGAGCTACAGTCGCTCTAAACGCTGCGACAAAAGCCAACATCTTCGGTGCTATCGCCGCCGGAATTGCACTTCTTGTCCCGCTTATGGGGGATTATGTTGACAGGCTAAAGAAGGGTGTTGAAGCTGAGCAGAAGATTGATTCTGAGCAGCGCATCCGCATTGACCGCATCAAAGAACTCAAGGCGCAAGAAGAAGACCTTGTTGAAAAGATGGCTGGCGTATCTACCTACATTGCAGATACTTACCGCCCAGAACTAAAGAAGGTCAGAGAAGAACTAGCTCGCCTAGAGGCACAAGCTAAGAATACCAACACTGCTGTAGCAGGCTTCGCTGCCGCTGGAATGGCACACCTCAAAGAGCTACAAACAAGTGTTACGCCTTATGTACAACTTGACCTCGGCGGTGATGGTGAAGGCGCTGGCGGCAAAGGCACTGAACAAGAAATCAAAGATTATGTAGGTGATTTCTACGCAGCCCTTGAAGACGAGATAGCCAAGCAAGCTGCGCGTGTAAGGCTAGAGACGATGGGGGCCACAGAGGGCCTTATCTCTTCAATTCTGTCTGGCGAAGGCTGGGAAGAAGTATTTGCTGCAATTGTTGATAAGGGCATTTCTGAAGTTGGAAGGCTACAAGAAGCTTTCAACACTACAGCCGCAGGTATCAAAGAGCTGGCAGATGCACTACAGGCAGAGCTTGACCGCATTGACAAAGAATACGAACTTGAGATTGAAAATCAAAAAACTGCAATCTCTGACCTTGAATCAACATATACTTCGGCAGCAGATACGGTTCGTTCAACAGGGCAGGCCTTCGAGGACTTCTTTGAGACTTTCTCCGTCCTGCCAACTACCGAGCGTGAGATTGGTCGCTTCGAGCAACAGGCAATTAGCAGCCTAGAAAGCATTGAGAGCCAGCTCAAGGGAACGCTACGCGCACTCGGAGAAGACTTCAGAGAAAGCTATAACTACCTTGTTGACTACGCACGCCGCGAGCTAAGCAAGCTTGCAGATATTCAGCGTCAGCGTGACGAGTTTGCAAAGCGGCGCTCGCTGGCCGAGGCTCTCATTGGGGATGTCAAGGCTGCCACAGTAGGCGCTGCAAACATCACATCTATCTTCTCAAAGGCTCAGGCTGCGGCAGAAAAGGTCAAGGCCACTGATGTCATTGCAGAAACCGTCCTAGCGGGCCGCGACCTAAAAGAGTTCCGCGTAACCATTATGCGAGATGTCGTAGAGCCAATGGCTACTGCGGGTTCAGTTATTGATGGATTTAGAGACATTGTTGCTAAGACCAGACTGTTTATACAAAACCTCAAGACACTAAGGGAGCTAGGACTAGACCCACAGCTCTTCAACCAGCTCGTAGAGGCCGGAGTAGAGGCTGGTGGGGAAACTGCTCAGGCGCTTGTAGATGGCGGCTCAGAGAGCATTACTGAGCTAAACGGGCTGTTTGACGAACTCAATAGTCTTGGTGCTGAACTTGGTGAAGAAACCGCACAGGTTATGTACGGTGCTGGCATTGACCTAACTAATGGAATTGTAGAAGGTATTGCAGCAG